GAAAAATTAGATGAAAACGTTCTAAAAACAATTACAGACTTAAATCAAAAATCAAATACAATCATTTCTGATTTTGGTAATATCTACATTAGAAAAAAAGAATTACAAGAAGAATTAGTGAGATTGGATTCTCTTTTAGAAGAAGCTGAGGCCCAATTTAAATCAGTTAATGCTGAGTTAAAAGAAGTAGCAGATGAATTGGATGAAAAATATCCTCAAGGTAGAATTAACATACAAGATGGTACAATTCAATATCAACCGGGTGCATTAAGTAGAAAACAATTAGCTGAAAAGCAATTAGCTGAACAACAAGCAAATAAAGCTAAATAATTTCTAAAAGATTAATCCTCAATATTTATATGATATGAAAGGATTAGAAAAGTTTTTAGTAGAAACAATATTGGGAGAAGCGGCTCAAATGGACAAAGTAGTTGTTGTCTATTCGGGCCGCTTTCAACCATTTCATAAGGGACACTACGCAACCTATGAAAACTTAGTACGCAAATTCGGTAAGGATAGTGTATATATCGGAACTTCTAATGTTACCGATTCAAAAAAATCTCCATTTAATTTTAAGGAAAAAAAAGCAATAATGATGCAGATGTTTGGAATACCATCATCTAAAATCGTTAATATTAAAAATCCATATGCGCCGGAAGAAATACTAAATAAGTATGATTCTGATACAACTGGTTTAATAGTTGTAGTAGGTGAGAAGGACCAAAATCGTTTAAGCGGTAAATACTTCACTCCATATAAAGGTAAGGTAGAGCAAGGATATTTAGATAAAGGATATGTGTACGCTTCGCCGGCACAATCAAATCCTATTAGTGGTACTGATGTTCGTTATTGGTTAAGTGCTGGTAGTTCAGATGATAGAAAGAAAAACTTCACAAAAGCTTATCCTAAATTTGATTCTCAAATATTCAAATTAATTACTCTTAAGTTAAAGGGATTAAAAGAATGTATTAATGAAGAAATTAAACTAAACGTAAAAGTTGGTGATACTTTGTTAATGGGTAAATTTAAAAACAAAAAAGTAGTTGTTAAATCAATAGGTGAAGATGAATGGGGAATGCCAACAATTAATGGTAAAAAGGCAGTAACATTCAGAATACCTAAAAAAGAAAACTTAAAAGAAACTGCATCCAATGGTGGGTTTAGAGGACAAGATGAGCCTGATACATCATTTGTAGCAGATGGACAACCTAGAATATTGAATAAAGCTAAGCCTGAAGGTTGGTATAAGCAAGGTGGATATACTCAAATAGATACCCCTAAAGCAGACGCTATGAGAGGTAGGGGAAAATCAAAAGATACAGAAACTCAATTCAGAAAAGCTTATTATAAACTTAAAAATGTAACTCAAAGTACATTGAATCCAGCCGATGACCCGTTTAAGGTAGAAGACTGGCAGGATGCATATAGAGAAAATCCTAACGAAAAACCTAAAAGATTCTGGGAAATGCCTGATAATCAAAAAGATACAATAATATCAAAAGAAGATATCAAAGAAATAGTTTCAGATTTTGATTCTATATTAGATGAGATGGGACTTGGTGGTGGAGCTGGTGTAGGTTTAAGTTTACCTGGTGGATATATTAATGGAGCACCAAAAGCTGATGATGTTAAGAAGGTTAGTAAAAAACTTAACAACAAAGGAATGAGTGGATATGAGGAAATTGATGAAGATAAAATTCCCGGTGGTTTAGCAAACGGTAAAACTCTAATTGATTTAGCTAAAAAATGGGATTCTAAAGGATATTATGAACCAAAACAATTTGCAGCAAAATATATTAAACCTCAATTGATGAAGGGTATTAAAGTTGAAATGGAACATACAACCGATGTTCGTATTGCAACTGAAATAGCTATGGACCATTTATGGGAAGATTTAAAATACTACGATAAGTTGGCTAAAATAGAAAATCCAACAAACGAAGGATTAAAAGATTTAGAGAAAGAACTTGTAGTATTATATAATAAGGCTTTTAAGATGATGCCAAAATCGCCGGCACAAATGAAAGTTAGAGCTGAGATAGATAAACTTAAAAAACAAATTGATAAGTTAAAGAACGAAACCACAATTGTAGAATATACTGGTAATGGAGCCTTTCCTCAGGATGGTAATACAACAACTGGATATATATGGAACTCTGATTGGGATGATTATGATAATCAAAAATACTATTTAGATAAGTTGGAAGGTTGGGATTTTTTTGATGAAATACCATCTGAAAGAGAAAAGAAAAAAACAGTAGACCAAAAATTACCAATAGATAATCATAAAGATACAACTGATAAGTACAATCGTATATTAAAGCATGATTTAAAATCCCCAATTGATTTTCTTAAAGAATCTTTATTAACTGAAGGTGGGGCTTATGGACATATGAATCATCCGTTTGATATTGAAATGAATCTTACATTTGGTGATTTAAAACAAATTGTGGTAAGAGCACTTAATGGTGATTTAGAATTAGCAAGAGAGAAGACTGATGGACAGGCATTGGCAGTTAGTTGGGTAAATGGGAGATTGGTTGCGGCTCGTAACAAATCACACCTAAAGAACAAAGGGGCTGGTGCTATGACAATAGGACAAGTAGCAGATAAGTTTGCTGGTAGAGGTGGATTAACCGATGCTTACAATTTCGCTATGCAGGATTTATCTAAAGCAATAGCAGCCCTATCCTAACCTCAACGTAAGAAGATTTTTAAGGATGGTAGTTCGTTTATGAACTTAGAAGTGATATATCCAACCTCTGTAAATGTAATCCCTTACAATCAACCCCTATTAGTATTTCATGGTACATTTGATTATGATATGGATGGTACTATTGTAGGTGAGAACCAACAAGCGGCATCTATATTGGGTGGAATGATTAAGCAAGTAAATGCACATGTTCAATCTAAGTACACAATACAGGGCCCTCCAATTAATAAACTTCCAAAATCAGAACATCTTTCTAAATTACAAGGAAAGTATTTAGGAATGATTTCTAAATTACAATCTGAATTTGGATTACATGATTCGGATGGTGTTGCCGATTATCACCAAGCTTGGTGGACTGACTTTGTAGAAAAGAAAGCTAAAAAATTAGATTATCAACAAAAAATAGGATTAGTTAAGAGATGGGCTTTTGGTGACAAGAGTTTCCGTATAGCAACAATAACTGATGACAAGATAAGAGCTTGGGCTGACCAAACTGATAAGCAGGACCAACAAAAAATAGGAAAGCAAAACCTAATGAGATTTGAGGAGATATTTCTAGGAGTTGGTGCGGATGTATTATCTTTTATGGACTCGGTTCTTACAGCAAACCCTGATAGTGCTAAAAGACAAATGGTAGCTCGTTTACAATCAACTATATCTCAAGTAAAAGCAAGTGGAGACCCTAAGAAAATTGAAAAATTAAAATTAGAATTATCTCGCTTAAATGCACTTGGTGGATTTGAAAAAATTGTACCAAATGAAGGTATTGTATTTGTCTATGGTGGTAACACTTACAAATTAACAGGTGCATTCGCACCCCTAAATCAAATTTTAGGAATATTTTTCGATAAATAATCGTTTTCTGAATTTTGATATACTTATATATACAAATATATCGTAAGTAATATGGCAAAGGAATTCAATAAAAAGTTTATGCACCCAACGCGTAGAAAGTTGGTAGATATGGTAATGCATGGTGCTGAATATGAAAAAGAATCATTTATTTCATTTTCTGGAGCAGATAAAGAAATTATAAAACGTAAAGTTGGTGAAAAATGGACTGATGAAGATGGTAAGTCTTGGGAGCAATTAGAAGCAGGTAAAGTACAAACATCAGAATTGGGTGATATAATGGCCGAAACAAGAGCTTACTTAGATAAGTTAAACACTTGTAAATCGGATAAGTGTAAAACAATCAAAATAGGTAGAGTTGATAAAAAGTTAATATCTAAAACTGGATATTGTTTACATTGTCTTACATTAAGAGAAGCTGAAATAAAATATGATGGATTGTGGGAAGCCTATGAAGATTATAAAATATTTTCTAATATGATTGCATATGGTAACGATGTAGTGGCTCAATTTAAACAAGCATACAACGATGCTAAACAAACATATGAAGTAGTTCAAGAAGATGGCAAGATTGAAACTTGGAGTATGGAGAGAGATGTTGAAGAACTTAAAGCAGAAATCCTTTTGGAGATTGTTAAATTTGAAGGTGAGATTGAGCAGGCTACAAAACTAAGAAATGAGGCTTACGATAAATTAAAAGATAAAAATTACGATTTAGTAAGACCACTTAACGATTAGTATGAGTACTGGTATAACACAAAAAAAATCTCTAAAAGAGATTATTGCAGAAGAATACAAAAAGTGTGCTACTGACCCAATACACTTTATGAAGAAGTATTGTATGATTCAGCATCCCGTGAGAGGTAAGATACCATTTCACCTATTTCCATTTCAGGAAAAGACTCTAACACAATTCGCAAGTAACAGATTTAATATAGTTCTAAAATCACGTCAAACTGGTATTTCAACCCTATCGGCTGGATATGCACTTTGGAAAATGATATTCAATTCCGATTTTAACGTATTGGTTATTGCAACAAAGCAAGATGTGGCAAAGAACTTAGTAACAAAGGTAAGAGTGATGCATGAATTACTTCCTAGTTGGCTTAAGAACGGGTCTATGGAAGATAACAAACTTTCCCTTCGTTTAAATAATGGTTCTCAAATTAAGGCTATTGCTTCTTCTCCTGATGCAGGACGTTCTGAAGCATTATCACTTCTTATATTCGATGAGGCCGCCTTCATTGATGATATTGATGAAATTTGGGTGGCAGCTCAATCAACACTTTCAACGGGTGGAGCTTGTATTGCATTATCTACTCCAAATGGTGTTGGTAATTGGTTTCACCAAACTTGGTTGGGAGCTGAGGAAAGTAGAAACCCATTTAATACAATCAGATTACATTGGACAGTACATCCTGAAAGAGACCAAAAATGGAGAGACCAGCAAGAAGAATTATTAGGAATAAAGAAAGCAGCTCAAGAGTGTGATTGTGATTTTGTAAGTTCTGGTGAAACTGTAATTGAACCTGAAACTCTAATGTTCTATAAAGAAACATATATTCAGGACCCAATTGAGAAAGGTGGATTTGATGGAAATCTTTGGAAATGGGAACATCCTGATTATTCTAAATCATATATGGTAATTGCCGATGTGGCAAGAGGTGATGGGGCCGATTATTCTACGTGTCACGTAATTGATATTGTAAACTCAACTCAAGTAGCTGAATATAAGGGTAAAGTAGATACAAAAGATTTTGGAAACTTTTTAGTTGCACTTTCAACTGAATATAACGATGCTTTACTTGTAATAGAGAATGCAAATATTGGATGGGCTACAATCCAACAAGTAATTGATAGAGATTATAAAAACTTATTCTATATGAGTAAGGATTTAAAATATATTGATACTGAAAATCAAATGACAAATAGATATAGAGCGGAGGAAAGAGGATTGGTAGCAGGATTTTCAACTACTTCCAAGACTAGACCTTTGATTATATCTAAATTAACGGATTACTTCAGAGAGAAATCAGTTATAGTTCGTTCTTCTCGTTTAATAGATGAGTTATTTACATTTATCTATATGAATGGTAGAGCTGAAGCTATGAAGGGTTATAATGATGACTTGGTAATGGCATTTTCAATTGGATTGTGGGTTAGGGATACCGCATTGAGATTAAGACAAGAAGGTATTGATTTGACTAAAAGTGCGGTAGGTGGTATTACATCAAATACTTATAATGGTATTTATGGTGGTGGAAATACTATGGATGATAACCCTTGGAAAATGAGAGTTGGCGATGGATTTGAAGATTTATCCGAATGGTTGTAGTGTTTTGATATTTTACGATATTTATGTTATATAATGTCAAAATAGGATTTTGTAGAAATTAATAATAAATTATGGCAGAACAAGAATTAGATGATAGAAGTTTTTTTGGTAGGTTAAAGAAGTTATTCTCAACCCAAGCTATCGTAACTGTTGATAAAGATGGTAAACGTAAGGTTGTTGATACTGATGACCGCCAAATGAATACAAACTTCGTAAATCTTAGAGATAGATATACAAAGTTACAAAGGTCTTATTATGAGACTAATCAGGGTGCACAATCAATGGCATATCATCAAGTTCGTAGAGAACTTTTTAGAGATTATGATGCTATGGATAATGACCCAATTATAGCATCAGCATTGGATATATACGCTGATGAATCTACTACAAAAAATGAATATGGTGATGTATTACAAATTAAATCATCAAATGAGAATGTAAGTGCAATACTTCATAACTTATTTTATGATGTAGTTAATATAGAATTCAATTTATGGCCTTGGGTAAGAAACTTGGTAAAATATGGTGATTTCTTTTTAGCATTAGAAATAGCAGAAGGTAAAGGTATTATAAATGTAACTCCATATTCAGTATATAATACTGAAAGATTAGAGGGTACTGACCCAGCTAATCAAAACTATGTTAAGTTTAAAGTTGAATTAGATAGATTTGGTAAGAAGGAATATGAGAACTATGAAATGGCTCACTTCCGTTTACTTTCAGATACAAACTTTCTTCCATATGGTAAAGCTATGATTGAAAATGGTCGTAGAGTTTGGAAGCAATTATCACTTATGGAAGATGCGATGTTAATCCATCGTATTATGAGAGCTCCTGAAAAAAGAGTGTTCAAAATTGATATTGGTAATATTAATCCACAAGAGGTTGATAACTATATGCAAAAAATTATCAACAAAATGAAGAAAACTCCGTTTGTTGATAAAAATAGTGGTGACTACAACTTAAAATATAATATTCAGAATCTTACTGAAGACTTTTTCTTACCTGTTAGAGGTGGAGATAGTGGTACATCAATTGAAAACTTAGCTGGTTTAGATTATGCAGCAGTTGAAGATATTGATTATTTAAAAGCTAAATTATTTGCAGCATTAAAAGTTCCAAAGGCTTACTTATCTTATGATGAGAATGTTAATGGTAAGGCTACATTAGCTGCAGAAGATGTTCGTTTTGCTAGAACTATCGAAAGAATTCAAAGAACAATCGTTAGTGAATTATATAAAATAGCAATTGTTCACTTAGCTGGACAAGGTATTGATGATGCAGAAATGACAAACTTCCAACTTACTTTAACTAATTCATCTACAATATATGAGCAAGAGAAAGTAAACTTATGGAGTGAGAAAGTGAGATTAGCAACGGATATCAAAGGAATGAATATGTTATCTACTGATTGGGTATATCATAATATATTTGGTATAAGTGAGGATGAGATGGATACTGAAAGAGCTAAGATGATATTAGACCTTAAAGACCGTTTCAGATACAATTCAATTGAACAGCAAGGACAAGACCCAGCAAATCCACCTGAACAACAAAATGTAGAGGAGGAGATTGAAAAAATGAAGCAGGAGATTGTTGATAATAAAGGTGGTAGACCAAGAGAAGGTAATACTTATGGTAAAGATAAACATCCATATGGTAGAGACCCATTGGGAAATAAAGAAAATGAGAAAGAACGTAAAAGAGAAACTCGTTCAATCGAATCAAGTAAAAAATTGGCACGTGAATATATTAACGGAATTTCAGCAAAAAAGAAGATTTTAAGTGAAAAAACGGAAAAATCTGACCTTTTAGATGAAAATAACCTGTTAGATGACACCAAATTTTAATAAACATTAAAAAGTTTATATTTATATGTGTTAGTTTATAGACATTAGGTTAAATATAGGGAAATAAATGAAAAAAATAAAACATTCTAAGGTTAAGAATACCGGGGTGTTATTTGAGCTTTTAGTAAGACAAATAACATTGGAAGTACTTAATGGTGATAAAACTGAAAACGCAAAAAACATTGTAAAAGAATTCTTTGCGTCTGGTACTGAATTAAATAAAGAATTACGTCTTTATGATTTATTGTTAAAGGAAAAATATAATTCTGAATCAAAAGCAGAAATGTTTGTAGATACTGTATCTCAAGCACATGCTAAATTAAATGAAGGTAAGCTTGTAAAAGAAAAATATAATCTTATTAAGCAAATCAATGAGAAATTTGAACTAGAGCAATTCCTTTCATCTCC